GCCCTCTTGTCAGCGCCGCCCATGCGCCCTATGAACCGCCTTCGAGGGCGCGTAGCTCAGCGGGAGAGCACTACGTTGACATCGTAGGGGTCGCTGGTTCGATCCCAGCCGCGCCCACCACGCAACGTATTGATACAGCAGCGTTTTTCGAGCCGCCGCCGTTCCGGTCCCGTTCCGTATCCGGCAGACAGCGGCAGGAACATGTCGTAAACCGGCACTGAAAGTGGTGCACCAGCGGTGCACGATGTTCTCGTCCCGTTCATGCCGCCATCATCATGGCGCCTCTGGCTGCGGCCTTCCACCCTGCAACCACAATCGCTCGGTCCGTGCGCGAGGCGCTGAATGTCACATCCGCGATCTGGGCGCTGGCGTCGGGCGCAGTTTTGCTTTCGAGACGGGCTTCGACTGCATAACTGCTGGTTATCGCCGACTCCGCAGTGCCTTCATCCGTCCAACCGCTGCCTTCGTACACTGAGCCATTTGATCCGACACAACCGCCTTCGGCCACCAACAATTCGCCTGACACGGCTGGTGTGTAGCTGACGCTGACCGCCGTCGCGCCGCCGTCGTTCACGCTTGTAGCGGCTCCTCCAGCGGCCCCTCCCGTATCGGCGATGTCTACTGCCCACCCAACAAAATGCCGCCCATCGTTGCCGCTCAGAGTCACAGTAACCGTCTGCGCCCCAGTCGGGCCGACGCCGGGGTCGAGCGTCGCGACTGCACAGATCAGACGTCCGACGCCGTCAACCTTGTCCTGCGCCTGGATCGTCATGGTCTGCGATCCAAACGTGATAGAAGTGACTGTCCTGGACGGATTGCTGTTTGACTTGATCAAACACATAACCTGAAGGCCGGAATCCGCAGCACGAGTGTGCGACCAGCTATAGCTTGAGACGTCGGTACTAGGGTTTTCTGTATATGCTGTCTTTGTCCCGATTGGCATTATTCCATCCTCATGGAGCGTAAGGTCCTACATCGGCACTTGTAAGATTCGCTGGCGTAATGACTGGATAAGAAGACGTTCCAGATTGTGATGTATTCGTTTCGTTTTTCAGCGTCACAGTGCCGCTATGCGCTTCTACAGAAGTGCTGTCTGCCGGATATGGGCGGCTCGAAAATTCGCCGATGATCGCGGTTCCCGTGCATCGCGCCAATGTCACATTGTAGGCTCTTTCCCATGCGGTAATGTCATTTGGCGGACTGTCGTTCGTTACTGTTCCCGCATTCACGCGCAATCTGGTCGCGTCGCGGAACTCACAGCCATGAATAAGATGATTTTTACTTTGTATCGTGACGCCAGTCCATCCCGTCGCACGCGTTCCCTCGAACAGACACCCGACAGCCTGGTGCGAGTCACCATGTCTCATTTCCAGGCGGTTTAAACGCCGAAACGTGCAATAATTCCAGCGGATATTTGTGGCTTTCGCTACAATGTTTATACCTAGATCCGGGTCATACATATCCTGGAACAGGGAATATTCGATCTGTGTATCGACATCCTTGTCTCCTGTTTCGCCGGAATATCCGATGCGAAAACGGGCTCCATCGGAGAGATCGTGCATATAGAGCCTCTTGATGCGCACCCCAGTGGGACCATTCGACCCACTGAACCGTGTTTCGTATCCGTAGGCTGTGTAGTTGCCAGTAATCTCACAGTACGCGACTGAAAGTCGGTCGCCATTTAGCTGGTTGAGCAATCCATTGCTCTGACCGGCACCACTGAACTTGCACCTCCTAAAAGTGTTATCAGCAGCCCAATTTGTGGCCGTTTCTGTCATTACCCCCCAAAGAAACAGGTAAGACCCATTCAGGTCAATTGCGGTGAACGAAGCCTGCAAGAGGTTCTCGGCCCGTATCACGATTGGGTTCGCGGCCGTGCCTGACGGATCCATGGACACGGCCCCATAGCTTCCATCCGCCAGTACGATGTGGTCGCCGGGCTGCGCGGAAGCCAGGGCCGCCGTGAGCTCAGAGGAGTTGGCGACATTCACAGTGCGGAGCGGATCGGGGTATTCGCCACTCCCAGCGGCACCCGTTACCTCCACATACACCTTGCTGGTCGAGGTCGTCGATCCGCCCGTGATCGTGAAAGCCGCCGTCCCGTCGCCCGCGCTCGCACCAGACGTGACATTCAGTTTCCCGGCATTCACCGTTGCCGAGGAGACCGCCCCCGTGACGCCGCCCGCAGCAGTGAGTGAAGGGGCGTCGTCGGGATCGTAAGCCTGTGCTGCTACATCGTACGCTGTGGTAGCGCTCTGCGTTTGGGAGCCCTCCATCGGCAGGGCAACCACCGGGATGTTCGCCGGGGAGCCGGCGACGAATTGCGAGATTCCGTAGAGCCTGCGCGGCTCCACTGCATTCCTGGCCCGCGCCAGCGCATGCGCTGGCCCGATGAAATTCGGCGAGATCAGGACCTGTCCGATGCGTCCGTTCCACATCTGCAATGAAATGCCACCGATTTCGAGCGTTCCGCTCGGCATCTGCACGGTGCCAGAAACCGGCGCATCTTGCTCTGGTATGCCTGTGCTTTCTCGCACACGCCCTGTCCAGCCACCTACAGCTCGTTTGCCGTTGATGTAGAGTTCTGGCAGCGACCCGCTCTTCCATTGAAATCTGAGATGCATCCAATCCGTCGTCTGCACGCCGGGGCCGCTCTCGACCTGCACCGCCCAATATTCTGTGCCATCGTAGACCCGCAGTGTGGCGGAGATCGCATCCGCACTGCCCGAATAATACGCTGTCTTGTCAAACCAGAGGAGCACCCCGTGCATGCGGGGATCCGTGGAGTGCGGCCCCTGCGCGATGATACGCGCATCAGTGCTGGCGCTGTTCGACTTGACGAGCGCCTCGACGGCGAACTCCGTCATGCCGTTCAGAAATGCGCCATCGGCATGGCTCATGTGCGAGGTGGCGCCATCGTAAACGCCAACCCAGGGATCGGAGCTGTCGGCGGTGACGCTGGTAACCGTGAGGTTGCGCGCTGTCGTGCCCTCACGATTGGTGCCGCTCGCGCCAAACCATGCCGCCGTCCAGCCGTTCCACGCCCCGGCCATGTCCTGCTCGGTGGCACCGCTCTTCCCGGCGAGCATCCGGAAATCGAACCGGGCGTTCGCGGCAATGGTGCCGGGCCGCACAAAGGCTACCAACCGCCCGCTGGCGCCATCATAATGCACCAGATCCCACGCCAGCGCTCCGCCATCGGAGACCCGCTCGAAGCGTACATCCTGTGCCGAGGCACTCGTCAGCGCCCCTCCATTTGCCGTCTGCTTGAGCTCGCCGGCGGTCTCGTCGATCAGCAGGTTGAAGTTGTCGAACTGCACCGGCTGCGCCGGAATTGCGAGCCGCCCTTCCTTCGCCCATCCGCTTGGCGGCGGTGGCGGCGGTGGCTGCGTGATCGGTGTGCCGATCCGGAAGGGTTTGAAGGGCAGCCCGATCATGTCATCGCCGTGTAGCTGCCGCCGAGAACCACCCGCCACTCGCTCGCCGAGCGGAAGATGGCGAAGGTCTCGCCGGCGGGCACCGAGACGCTGCCGCTGGTGGCGCCGGAGATGGTCAGCGCGGCGCTACCAGCATTGAACCCGGGCCATGCGCCCTGGACGCCGTTCCATGCCGCCGGGAGGGTGAGCGGGCCACTCGTTGTGCCCGTGTACTCGAGCTCGTATCCCTGATCGGCCTCGGCGAGCGTGTAGGCTCCGGAGAAGCTCCGGACGCCTCTCCGGCCGAGTGCCGCTACCAGAGGGTCGGCCAGGCTCCAGTAGCCGTCCTTGGGAGCCACATCGCCGGCCGCTTTCCAGCTAGCGGATGCGCCATCCGCGTTGGCGGCGCACTCGAACACGAGCTTCCGCTCCACCCCATTGCCGAAAGCGGTCGCAGCCCTCCAGGTGGTACTGCCATCCTGGAATGTGGCGCCGCTTTGGAGTCCGATCGTGACATCCGCTGTCTTCGAGTCGGGGACGGCGACGACGATCTGTTCCAGCGGCTTCGCATCGTTGTGCAGGTCGATCCGCTGGGCGACCGCATTCCCCGCTGTCGCCTCGAGCTTCGTCAGGACGACGTCGTAGCCGGACCGGCTCAGATACCTGTCGGCACGCGTCGTGCTGTACGGGGTGGTGCTGATCTGCTTGGTCTGCTCGACCGTCGAGCCCTTGTCCGGCACGAGATCCGGCCGCAGGGCCGCGCCGGACGCGCCCTGCGAATGGATTCCCGCCTCGCTGCCATCGGTCAGCACGGTGCCGATGGAGATGCGGCTGAATTTCGTGCCGGTCGTGTCGTCGTCGACGGCGTAGCCGGTGCAGCTGCCCAACACCAGGCTGTCGACGGCGATCTCGCCGCCGTCGATGCTGCCGTCCCCCTTGCAGGTGACCACGTCGACACAGTCCTCGGCGACGCAGGCGACGACCGAGACGCCCTTGGAGGGCGCATGCACGTCGATGGCGCCGTCGGTGTCCTGGAAGCCGCGGAACGTGCAGGCGAGGTAGCGCACATCGCGGTCGCCGGCCTGGTGGGTCGGGTTGCCCACCGTCCCGGCGCTCTGGTTGGTCGCATCCGGCGGCCGGCTGGGGCCGGCCACCGACAGGCAGGAGGCGAAGGTGATGCCGATGTTGTCGCCGCCGTGGGTATCCAGGCCGTTGATCAGGCAGTCGTCGGTGACAGCGCCGCGCACCAGCATGTTGGTGTTCGAGCTGCCGAAGGCGATGCCGTGCCGGCATCGCTCGAAAAACCCACCCTCGACGATGCCGTCGCGGCAGCCGACGAAATAGAGCCCGTAGCGGTCGCCGCTGCTGGCATCGCTGGTATCGAGCTTGCCGATGCGGACGGAGTCGACGACCCGCGGGCGGTAACAGGCCTCCATGCGCACGAGCTGGCCGCGGGTGGTGTGGGTGGTGGCGGTATCATCGAGCCTGGCCCCGATGATCGTCGGCTCGATGCAGTATTTCGCTTCCCAGGCCGGGATCCGGGAAGCCGGCGCCGCCGCCGGCGCCTGGGCGAACTCCGTCTCTGGCGGGCAGATGATGGTCGGCTGCCAGCACGGCCGCAGCTTCGTGATCCGCGCCTTGTAGCTGGTCTGGAAATCCCGCACGACGCCCACATCGAGGGTGACCGTCGTGCTGCTGACCGCCTGCACCCGGTGCACCTCGAGGCGGATGCGGTTCGAGCTCGTGCCCTGCACATCGCCGGCGGTGCGGTCGTCCTGCACATACACCCAGTCGCCCACGGCGAGCGCGCCGGTGGGATCCGTGGAAAGGCTCAGCACCCGGGCGCCCTCGGCCGCATCGGCCGACAGCGTCCACTCGTCGACGACGGTGACGAGGGTCCGGTCCGGTCCGCCACCCTCGGGTGTCCAGGCCGAGTTCGGATACTCGATCTTGAAATCCGCCGGCAGGGGATCGTTGGCGAAGGTCACGGTGGCGCCGGATACCGCGGTAATGATCGCCTCGTGGCGCTGCCCCGACATGGGCTCGCCGTGCTTGTCCTGCTCGCCACGGATGATGATCCGCGCACCGACCACGAACCGCGACATGTCGCCATTCTGCGGGCTCGCGTCGATGGTGATGCTCGTGTCGTTCTGGTTGGCGTCCGCGGACAGCCTGTAGAGGTTGCTGGTGGGGAATTCGGAGAAGCTCCCCAGCGCGCGGATCCGCACCCCGTAATCGAGCCGCTTGATCTTGCTGCAGCGGCGGAAATCGAGCACGTAGGGCCGCTGGCTGTCGCGGTTGCGGATGTTGATGGTTCGGCCGATGGCGAGCACGCCACCCGGCGGTGAGACGATCGCGCGATAGGTCGTGCCCTTGGCAAGGTCGTCATCGATCAGCGCCTGCAGCGCATCCGCCTCGTCCGTGATGCCATCGAATTTGAGGCCCGGCGTCGCCGCGCTCGGGTCGTCGGTGATCGTCGTCACGGCCCCGCTGGTATCGAAGCCGAGATATTTGCCGGCCCGGGCGGTGGCCGCCGGCAGTTCCATCGCCAGCGTCGCGTCCGTCTCCGGCTGCCGGATCGCCCGCGCGATCTGGCTTTCGAGCTGGCGTGCGATCGCGGTGAGCCGGTCGAGCTCCGTATTCAGCGCCTTGATGTTGAGCACCGAGCTCGGATAGGGGAAATCGGTCGTGCGCTCGATCGCGATGTCGGCCACGATCACGACCGTGGCATTCGTGATCGCCGCCCCCAGCGTGATGGAGCCGCCGTCATAGCCGCCGTCGACGGCGTTTCCGGCCACCGAGAATTCGGTGCTGGTGGTCGGGGAGGTCGTATAGTTGGCCTCGACACCATCGACCCAGACACGGATGTCCTTGAATGCCGTGAACTCGAACGGGATCTGGAAGGTGCTCTGGGCCGTGGTACCCACGCTGTAGAGGATGCGGGGCTCGATGTCGGAGATCTGCAGATGCGTCATGGCGCGATCCCGATGGCGTTGCGGAGGTCCGGCGGACGGCGGGGAGTGGCATCACCGGCGCGCCACCAGAACCGCTGCCCGAAATCCCTGCGGTAGCGGCGCTCGCGCCGCTTCCAGGTGCCGGCCGCGTCCGGATCGGCGAGCTCCTCGAGGCGGTCCCAGAGCATGCGGTCGAGCGCCAGGCGCGCGTACCAGAGCGTGGTGCCGGGCGTGTAGCGGCGGGCGAAACGGACGAGGTCGCGGCCCAGACGCGGATCCTTGCCCCCGAGGGCCTCGGCGACATTGCCGATGGTCAGGCCGCCGAGGTCCTCGAGGAAGCCGGTGCTCGGTCCTGTGGCAGTGGTGGAGATGCCGTGTCCCGCCCTGTCGGTGGCGGCGTAGAGGAAATCCCCGAGGATGCCGGCGCCGCCACCCTGCAGAAAGGCGGCGAGCCAGAATTCCTTGGTGTTCATCGGCCGCGGATCGCGTCCCGCGGCGATCTGCTTCATCTGGGAGGAGAGCGCACCGGAGAAGGTCATGGCGGTGGCGAAGGCCACCAGATAGAGGCCGCGGGCGTCGCGCGTGGCGAGCGCCGCCATGCCGCGCATGGCATGGGTCATCAGAATGGTGAGGCCGAAACTCTTGTACTGGCCGAAGGCGCGGGTGACCTCGCCGAGAAATTTTCCCGGCCGTGTGCCCATGGTCATCATCGAGCGCTCGAGCGGGCCGGGCGTCGGCACGGCGAAGCGGGTTTCGGCGGCGATGATCTGCTGCAGCCGGTGGGCGGCCTCGAGCGCATCCCGGTCGCCGCTCCTGACGAACGCGACGATGTCGAAGAAATGCACACCCTCCGCCTCGAGGACCGGGCCGGCGCGCAGCCGGTTCCACAGTTCCGGTGTCAGACCGCCACGCTGGAAGGCGCGGCGGGTGGCGGCCGGCAGCCGGGCGAAGGGGCGCTGCCGCAGCTCGGCGATCGAGGCCATGAACTCCATGCCGAACGCGTGCTGCAGGGCCTGCGTGTGGGCACTGAGCCCCGAGGCGCGGATCACGGTGTCCGCCACCTTTTCCGGCAGGCCACGGCCGACGATGTCGAACTGGTGACGGATACGGCCGGTCGCGGCGCGGGCCCAGGCATCGGCCACCAGACCCATGCGCAGCGCGATCTTGCGGTGCTCGGCGTTGCGCGGATCGAGCAGCTTGACGTAGCGCGCGAGGATCCGTCCCGCGGGGATGCCGTTCCAGCGGGCGGTGAAGGCGGTGGCCACGAAATCGGTGGTCGAGGACAGGGTGGCCGAGCCGAGCTGGGCGGCGGACAGCCACGCCCGCAGGCCGCCACCGATACGCGCCCAGAACTCGTCCACCGGCACATTGAGTTCGCCGCTCACCGCCAGGTACAGGTTTTCCAGCGCATCGGCCACGCGCTTGGCCTTGAAGATCCGGATACGTTCCATCGCTGGCCCGCCCGTGGCGCGGCGGACGGCGTCCTGCAGTCCGGTATCGGCCAGGAGACGCACGGTGTGCTGTGGGTTGGGCCCGAGGACCTCGAGCATGGCGATGTCCCGGGCGAAGCGCTCGAGATGGCCCATCAGGGCCTTGAAGATGCCGGCGGTGCCCTCGCCCCACTGTTCGTTGTAGGCCAGCCAGGCATCCGGGCTCTGCCACTCGAACACCCGCGGATCGGTGCGGGCGTTGGCCCGCTTTCCCTTTCCGCGCACCGTGCCGGGCTGGAGGTCGGAGAGGCCTCCCGTGCGGATGCTCTCGAAGGCCCGGTCGAGGATCTCCTCGATCTTCTCCGGCGAGGCCGGCAGGCCGGTATCGAAATCGCGGATCATCAGACCGCCCGCAGCGATCTGCTCGCGCATGAAAGCCTTCCAGGTGGCGCGATTGCCGCTGGTGAACAGCTGCGCGTTGTGGTGCGGGTTCGGCAGTCGCCAGTCCTTGCGCTCGAACAGGGTGCCGCCCGCGGCTTTCCAGCGTTTGGCCATCCACTCGGTGACCTCGTGCCAGGCCCGGGCGTACTCCTGGACCAGCGGATCCCCGGTATTGCGCCCGAACAGTTCCTGGACGAATTTTCGCAGCTCGACGGTCTCGTGCTGCAACCCGAGGAGTTTCGGGCGCAACGCCGCGACGGCGTCGGCGAACATGGCGTGGGCGGTGCCGAGAATGGCCTCGCTCCGGGCCCAGACGTTCGTGAGCCCGCCGATCTCCCATGGGTCGCGGTCCAGCAGCGCAAAGGCGCCCGCCAGAATGCCCCTGGGGTGCGTGCGCGCGGCGTCGAGCGCCCGTTTCTGCGCGAGGATCTGCAGCACCTTCTGGATCTTCTGCTGCCGGGCCTCGGCCTCGAGCCGCTCGGCCGTGCGCCGGCGGGCGGCGGCCTCGGCGGCGGCGTCACCCATGCTGCCACGGTATTGCTGCCGCTGCCCCTCGAACATCCGCCGGACCCGCTCGGCCTCGCTCCGCGTGATCTTGCCGGCCTTGACGGCCTTCGCGAGGCAGCTTTCCAGGGGATCGCGTCTACGCGGCACCGGCGGCACCTCCGATCAGGCAGGCGATGGGGCCCTCGCGCAGGGCGTTTTCCTCGCGCTCGAGGTTCTCGAGCAATTCGCGGGCGCTCAGCCGTCCGTCTTCGAGCTGTACCTCGAAGTCTTCCGCCTCTGCGATCCGCCTGGCCTCGGCGATCCATTGCTCGGCCAGAGCATCGGTGTCATCGAGCACTCCTGCGCTGTCGCGTGCCTGGCGGGCCCGGTCGGAGAAACGGTGCGGCGCTCGCACCGGCCGATCCGCGGAGGTCTTGACGGCTGCGCCCGCCGTCCCCATTGTCGGTTCGGATGCGCGCGTCGTGTCCAACCGGCCGGTTCGCCGATCCACCGGTGCGGCTCCGCGAGATCCCGGACTCTCTCGAGGCTGGGTCGTCCGCTGATCATAAGGCGGCGCGGCAGTATCCCCGGAAGGGCCTGCAAAAGCTCGTCCGGGGGATCCCACCGGGCGGATCGGCGAAATCTCCTTCGCCCCCGGATCGTCCAGTACGTGAATGGTCACTACCCGCCGCCCGGTTCGGCCGCTCACGGGGGAATCGACGTAGACCACACGCTCCCCGTCTGCCCGCTCGACGACCCATTCGCGCTGTTGTCCGCGTACCCGTGGCGCACGGGTACGGATGACCTCGGGAAACCGAAGAACGTCGTCCAAAGTGACCTGCTTGGTTGCTGCCTTCGGGCTTTTCTCTCCATGCCGCCAGATGAACTTGACGAGCCCCCAGCCGGCGCCCTTGACGCGCACGTCGCCGAGGCCCTTGAAACCACCCCGCGCGATGATCGTCTCCTCGATATCCTCGGGGCGGATGTTCACCAGTGGATCGTCCGCCGGACCGGACGGCTCCTGCATCACACGCCTGTATGCTCGCCTCAGGTCCTCGCGTTCCCGCACCATGCGCTCGACGTCGACGATCTCGCCGCTGCGCACGGCGCGCAATGTTTCCGGCAGGAGTTCGCGGTGCACCCGGCTCGCCGTGTGCCTGTCGATGCCGAGCCCCCGGGCCAGGCGGTCGATTTCCTCGAGCGTCTTCTCCTGGTGCTGCACGACCCGGCTGGCGTCCCGAACATGCAGTGGCAGCCGCTCGGCGCGCCCCATCAGCGCACGGGCCCCCTTCGCCAGAGCCTTGATGCCACCGCCGAGGACGCCACCTCCGGCGGCGGCCAGGGCGACATTGGTGGCGCTCTCTCCGAGCGACACCTCGATGCCGAGTTCCTTCTTCTGCGGCGCCACCATGGCCTGGATGCCCGCCTCCGACGCAGCGGCGATGCCGGCCTCGATCATGGCGGTGCGCAGAATGCCGGCAGCGGCGGGCGCGCCCCAGGCCATGGTGGCGATGTTGATGGGGTCCACCATCACGGCCGCCATGGTGCCGGCGAGATCACCCAGCGTGCCGCCGAGCGTCGGCACCTCGCCGGCCCTGGCGCGTTCGCTCCGGATGTCCTCGACCTCGCGACGGATGTCCGCGTCGAAGCTGTCGGGGTCGGGAAGATCGGGATGCGCGGCGCGAGCCTCGATCAGCGCTTCCCTGGCGCGCTTCAGGGCTTCGCGCTGGGTCGGGCCGCGCAGCGCGAAGGGGTTCGGCAGAGCTCGTCCCGTTTTTTCCTCGAGGGCGTCGAGCGCCGTCTGCCAGCGCTCGTAGCGCATCCATTCGACACCGACGGAGGTTTCGGTCCGGATCGCATCGCGGAAGGCGAGTTCGGTCCGGTCCCAGAAGGTGGCCGGCTGCTGCGGCAGGACCGGGCGGCGGGCATAGTCCTGCAGAGCCTGTCTGCCGTCCGCCGCAAACAGGTCGAGCGCGCTCACTGCCCGATCTCCACCGGCACGCCGGTCATGTCGCGGCGCCGGGCGGCTGCGGCGCCGAGGTCGAACACCCATGGCTGACCGTCCGGCGTGGCCAGGCCGAAGCCCTCGACGGTCACGAGGTACCTGCCGTCGCCTATCGGCAGAAGCTCTCCGAAATCGCGCACGGTCTCCGCGCCCACCGGCCTGCCATCCGCCAGCCGACCACGCGTTTCCGGGGGGCCGAGATCCTCGTCCGTGAGCTGCTCCATGAGCGTGTCGAATGCGTCCTGGTCCATGCCGCGCACCGGCGGCGGGAGCGGTGCGCCCTTCCACTCCACGAGACCGCCCGTGACGAGCTCGATCGCCCGCTGTAACCGGTCCTCGTCCAGGGTCGCGGTGAGGTCTCCCTCCTCCGCCGACAGCGCTGCGTAGGTGGCCCGTACGGCGCCGCGGGCGGCCTGGAGATAGCCCGGCAGGTGGCCGAATGCCCGGCCGAGGTCTCGCGATACGGTCTCGCGCCAGTCCGCGTCCTGCTGCGGCAGCAGCTTGGGGTCGGCCCTGGCCAGCTCGAGACCCTTGAGGATGCGCTCCGCGACGACCCGGTCCTCCGACGAAAGGCCGGCGGCCAGAGCAACTGTCGGCGCGGTCTTTCCTGTGACCTTTTCCAGGACCGCGCGGAACTGGGCCGGCGGCAGAGCATCACGGAAGGCGTCAATCACCGAGAGCCGCTCGGCGGCGGTGGCGGTCTCCAGCAGACCCGCCAGACGGTCGATCTCCGGCTCGCGCAGGGGCGGCACCTCGATGCCTTCCCGTGCGGCCACCCGGCCGGCGGCGTCCACCCGCTGCCGAAGGGTGTCGCGGAGGGCCGTCGACGAGCCCCAGTCGAGCTCGGGTACGCGATCGATGACGCCGGCGCCTTCCGCCCAGCCCAGGGGATCCTTCTCCAAGGCCCTCCGCTTGGCGTCGAAGGAGCGCTTCATGGCGTCGAGCTGCTCGACATCTCCCTCGAAGCCCCTGCCGGCGCGCATGCGGGCGTCGAGCTCGAGGATGCTCTGGCGCTGCTCGGCCAGCGGAAGCCGTGCGAACGCCGTCATCTGCTGCTGCCGTACCGCCACCCCCGTGAGGCGGTCGGCGAGCTCGTCCTCTCCGGCGCTGCGCAGCGCCTGCACATGCTCCTGGAGGGTGCCGGCGGGAAGCGGATAGCCGAGCTGCAGACGCTCGAGGTCCTTTGCCGCATCCTGCACGGCCTGGCGCGCTTCGAGGCGCCGGAGGCCTTCGGCATCGGCGATCCTGGCCTCGACCGTGCTGGCGATCGCCTGCCGTCGCGCCTGCGGGACTCCCAGTGCGGGGTCGTCGAGCAGCCGGTCGAGCCGCTGGCGTGCGGCTCGGACACCCTTCGTTCCGCCGCCGGCGGCGCGATAGGCGTCGAGGGCCTCGGCGGCGATCGTCCTGGCCTCGTCCTCGTCGGCCTGCGCCCTGCGGATCACCGCCGCGCGCTCTGGCGCCATGAGCCCGGCCTCGACGGCCGTCTCCAGCAGCGCCGCGAGCCTCGACGCAGCCTCCCCGTATTCCGGAGCATCGGCGCGCCCGGCGGCGGCGAGGTTGGCCATGTCTCTCTGGAGGGCACCGAGCTCGGCATCGATGGCGTCGCGCTGGAGCGTTCGCTCCTCGCGAAACCGCTCGTCCAGCAGCGCCGTGCGCGTCTGGAGACCGATACGTTCGAGCTCGAGAACGGCGGTACCACGCAGAGAATCCGGCACCTCTTTCGCGGTGCCCTGCAGGTAGCCCTGCCAGGCCGCCGAGAATGCGTCGGGGTCGGCGCGGTGCCTGTTCCTGAGCTCGGCTGCACGCTTCCTGGCGTCGAGCGCGAACTGCGCGATGTAGGCCGCTTCGGCTCCACGGTTGAAGGCCCGTCCGGCCACTGTGTCGTCGGCCATGCGCCGGATGGTGAGGTTGCCGTCCGGATCGCGCACCACTGCCTCGTTACGCCCCGCGCGGCCCGCCTCCGCGGCTACCTGACGCCTCTCCGCCGCGATCTCCTGCACCGCGACATCCCGGGCGACGTTGGCGAGCTGGCCGAACGCTCCGGCGAGGCCGCGGGCTGCGCGGACCACGCCGATGTTCTGCGCGATCCGTGTCCGCTCGGGAATGACGAGGTTCCCGCCGGGACCCACGCTGGTCGGCGCCAGCCGGCCCACCGCGCCCGAAGCGGTGCCGATACCCTCGGCCATCAGGGAGCCTTCCCGGTTTCCCGGCGCGCGCGGGCCAGCGAGAAGAGGTTGCCGGCAGCACCGCCGACGCCGCCTACGAGCCCCCCGATGGCATTGATTCCGGCCTGCTCGGCGCCGAGCCCGAAGCGACGCTGCCGCCGTCTGCTGTCGAGGCGGATCGCGGAAATATCGTGTTCGGCTTCGCGCACCGTGGTCCTGCGGATGACGTCGGCCTGGGGCGAGGTGAGGCTCAAGCCGCGGGCGGCACGCAGGGCATTCTGGGTGGCCAGCGCCTTCGCCAGTCGCTGCCGGCGCACGACCTCCTCCTGCTGCCCGGCGAGCTCGGCGGTTTTTCTCTCTTCCTCGTACTGTGCGCGCTCGGCCTGTGCGGCCCGGTAGGAGGTGTAGCCCTGGGCCAGACTGGCCGCCGCCGTCGTCACGGCTGCGATCGTGATCGGGTCAGCCACCGATTTCGACCTCCCGCGTCAGTCCGAGGATCGTCACCTTCCCCGGGCGCACCACCTCGACATCGAACTGGGCGCGGTCGGACCAGCCGAGCAGCCGGAACTCGATGTCTCCGGTGACCGTGGGCGCAGACGCCGGCAGCACATCACCCACGAAGTCGAGCAGCAGCGCATCGCCGTCCACGCTGTAGGACATCGACCGGTCGCATGTGACGACCGCGCGCCGGATGCGCTTCCTGCGCCCCCTGACGGCCACGTCGTTGGCCAGAAAATCGAACGGCATCGGCCGCAGCTTCGGCTGGTAGCCGAGTCCCGCGGTGATGCTGGTCACGTCGGGATCGAGCGCATCGAGGGTGATCGTGCCGTCGGCCGCGACCGTCTGCTGGCCGAGGTAGAAGTCGCCGGCGACCACCTCCACGGTCTCGCCGGCAAGATGATCGAAGCCCGAAGCGACTCCGGCGCTCACCGGTGCCGTCCTGGCCGCATCCATGACCAGGTCGTCATCGAACCTCTCGAGAAACCAGACCGTGTTGCCGCCGACCGTGCGTTCCACCGCCACGAAGATCTGTGCGGCCACCACGCACAGGGCCTTGATGGTTCCCTTCGTACGCCAGGGCACCCAGCCGGCGATCCGCTCGGAGCGCACCGAGTGGAATACCGCCAGGGAGCCGTCGCCGTTCACCAGGAAGGCATACTGTTCGGGCCAGGTCGCGCCGCCATAGAGCACGGCCAGCTCGATCGGGCCGGTGATCAGGTGCGGCGACAGGAGGGAGACGGCATCCGAACGGTAGGCCTGTTCGGTGTCCACGAACAGGAACTCGCGCACCGTCTTGCCGTTGCGGTCGACGAACAGGGTGGCCCCGTCGAACGGCGTGGGATGCGCCCAGCCGGCCCCGTAGGCGGTCTGCTGGCGGAAGGCGATGCTGGTCGGTGTGATCGGCCGCGCCTCGGACGAGGGCACGTAGTATTCGGCGATGTCGGTGAAGATCTGCAGATGGCGGTGCCCCACCAGATGGCGCACTTCGGAGACCCGCGCCCCGGCGATTTCCTCCCAGATCGATTCATCGTCCTTGGCGGTCCCGATGTCGAAGTTGAACCAGGCACCCACCTTGGAGGCCCAGACGCCGGAGGGCTTACTCCTGGCTCCGCCGAACCACAGGCGGCCGTCGAAAAACAGCACCGACTTCGGCCAGCCGCGATAGGCGGAGAAGGCCTGTTCGTCCCAATCGGTGGTGGCGGACGTATCGACCAGCGTATCGCGCACCGTGCCGGAGACCTGGGTGGCCGATGTGTAGGCCGTGATCTCGATTTCCTTGTTCTTTATGCGGATGATGTCGCCCACCTGCGCGGCGTCGAACACGGCCGAGGAGGCGGTGACCGTGATGCTGCCGGTGGTACCGCTCGGCGTGAGAGTGATGTTCGTGGGCGCGTAGCGCTGGTAGGGCTGGTAGCGCTGCTTGCCGTCGGCACTGTCCTCGAAGGCCAGATCCTGTCGGGTAAAGCTCGAGGCGCCGGTGCGCTTGATGAGCTGCGGCGCCATGTCCGGATGTACGACGACGATCGTGTCGCCCGTCCATGTCCAGTCGAGCTGCGGCAGCATCGTCGCCGTCCAGGGGCAGCCGCTGAGCTCCGTGGCGACGGTCCCGTCCGTGAAGAAGATCGTCAGATGCTGGTCGGCGAACGCCAGCACATAGGCCTGCGAAGGGTTGAACTCGTACGGCGCGAGGCGGCAGGGATACTGCGCGGAGGTGAAGCTGTGCAGATATTCGAGCCCGGGCCGGTTGCGCACACCGCCCTGGGCGAGCAGCGCCCAGTCGCTGAGGATTTCGGCGCCATTCCCATAGAGGCTGGTGTCGATACGTGCCGCCATCAGCGGTGACAGCTCGCCGGCGGTGAAATTCGTCTGCTGCGTGGCGATCCTCGGCATCAGAAGCGGCCGGCGATGAGCCGCGAGCGGAACAGACGCCGCGTCGTCTGCTGCTCGCTGTCGAGGAAGCGCGCCCGAGGCCAGAGACGCTTTTCCGCCTCGTCGCGGAGTTCTCTGGCCATTTCGACGTTACTGGCCACCGCCATTGCCATGGTGGCGGCGAAGGCCACGGTGAAGGCCTCCAGGAAATACGGCGGCCAGCGGTACTCCGGCACGCGGAAGGTATAGCTGGCGACGACATCCTCCTTGTAGTCGCAGAAGACCTTGTCGCCGTACCGGTCATAGGGAACGATCACGCCGCCGGCGCGCACCGTGTGCAGCACGAGCAGGTCCGCCGGCAGTTGGAGGGCGTAGGTCCAGACGTTGTGCGGCGTCTCCTGGAGCGCGACCAGCTCCCGCTGGTCGGACGCGAAGCGCCAGCGGTGCATGGTGAGCGCGCCCGAGGCCGCTGCCTCGTATTCCCGGCCGGCGGCGGTCGCCTCGGCCGTGCCGTCGTCGAAGCTGGTGATCGGCTTGGCGCCGATCCGCACCAGGGCCCTCGAGGCGATGTCGAACTTGCTGTCGGCCATGCGCGTTGGGCCCGGGGCCCGGCGGAAATGCCGGGCCCCGGCTCCGTCAGACGCTGATGTCGCTCTTCGTCACCGCGACGGTCGAGCCGTCGTTGCTGGAGACGATGAGCGTGCGGGTTGCGGGAGTGCCGTCGACGTCGAGCGCCGTGAGAATGAGGTCGCCGACCTGCAGCAGCGCAGCGGCGCCGTTGAAATAGCCGGCGCCGACCACTGTGGCGAGGGGATCGTTCGTCCTGTACATCCACAGCTTCGACTTGCCCGGCCCGTAGCCCAGGGCGATGAGATCGGTCTGGCTGTACGCCATCTTCCTGTCTCCTTACGGGATGGCCGCGGTATCGTCGCAGGCGATCTCGACGACGCCCGTGTCGTCGATCCGTACCGCTCCACCGGACATCATGTGGTTGATGAAGTGGGAAGCGCGGTCGCCGTGCCAGGTAATGTCCGCGGTGATGTCCGCACCCTCGGCCCAGCCGATGGCCGTCTTGTGGTACATCAGGCAGTAGCGGGTGGTGGAGCTGAGCGGCAGGCCGGAATGGACGATCCAGACGGTGTTCCGCCAGCGGCGGGCCTCGGTGCCCTTCAGCCACGGGTATTCTTCGCCCACCATGTCCGAGGACACGAACTGGCTGATGGTGAGGAGTTCCTCCCACTGGTGGGGGCCGACGATGGCGAAGCGGTCGCCGTCGTCCGGCACATCGGCGGCGTTCAGTTTTTCGATCGCCTGCTGCACCTTGGCGCGGGTCAGCCCGCTCGTGTTCACCGCGATCTTCTGGCCGGAGGGAAGACTGGCCCGCGCGGCCGCGATGATCTGCTCGTCGCATTTGCGGCCGAGTGCCCAGGCGCCGGCGCGCGCCAGGACCTGCCGTTCGTCGATGTTGGTCTTGATCTCGTCGAGCTTGTCGACCCAATCGCCCGCGTAGTAGTCGGCGAGGATCGCCTCGACATTGCTGTGCTCGACGTTCATGACCGGCACCAGGCCGTGCCGGGTCTTCTGCCCGGCGGTGCCCTTGCCGACCTTCTGCCAGGTGACGGAGGTGCCGACCACACCCGATTTGGTACGGACGGTACCCTTCAGCTTCGTGCCCATCCGCTGGTAGGCGGCGTGGACCTCGGCCTCGTACTGCTTGATGAATGCCTGGTCGATCGTGGTGGACATGGACTGGTCTCACACGCTGGTTACCGACATCGCCGGTTAACCCTCGGTGCGGATCGTCGCCGGTTGGCTCGGGTGAGGCCGGCATCCGCGTCCTGCGGGGCCGTCATTTCCCATGATACGGAGGCTTCGGGTATCGTCCACGCAGTATACTGCACATTTCTGGGACGATATTCCCTATCCTGCACCCCCATAAAGCTGCCGGAATCCCTCGGTGACCTGTTTGACGAAGGCTGGGTCCCGATCCCGCCAGTAACGCGGATCACGGACCCAGCGATCGAGGGTCTCGGCGTCGATCTTCTCGGGCTTGTCCGCCGGTACGAACCGACGCTCGCCGACGCTCTCCATGAGCTTCTCGAGGGCCTCGATGGCAGCAGCGGAGGCCAGCAGCGGCTCGAGCGCCGCGACCGCCTCCTCGCCGATCCTGGCCCGCATCCACCCTTCGACGTGCTGAACCCGTTGCGTGCCGTGCTCGCCGAGTTTGCCGAGCTCTTCCTCGAGCGCTTGCGCCTGCGCCTCGGTGCTGTCCACCTGCCAGCGCACGAACTGCTGCAGACCGGCATTGAACGCCTCATGGTCCAGCCCGTGCTCCCAGGCGAACTCGCGCCACCAGGACATGAGCGGGTGATCATCCGCGAGTTCCACCTTCCCGGCGAGCTCCTCGGGCAGCTCGGGCTCGTAGGCGTCGGGTTTTTCGGGGCGTGCAGACAGTCGCTCTGCCTCGAGCTCGCGCGCCCATTCCTCCTTCTTGGCGCCCACTTGGCGCTTGAGCTCGCCCGCCATGCGCTCGAGCTCGACATAGCTCTTGGCGAGCTCGTCGATCCTGGGAGCGCCGGTTTCGGCGTCCCAGAATTTTTCGGGAATATGATCAGGCCGTCCGGCTCCGCTTTCGTCCACGGTTCACACGCTCCATGATGATTTGCACGACGTATCGCTGGCCCTCGAGATGCCTGAGGGCGCCGTCGGATGCCTCCGGCCCCATGACCCGCCCGAAGGTGATGCTGCCGAGCCAGGCGAGCACCTTTTCCCCGGCGGGAGAGGCGAAGGTGCTCGCGAATGCGGCGTCGAGTTCGCGCTCGCGGCGCCTCCGGTCGGCGGCCGCAGCTGCCCGCTCCTCCACGGTCACGGTGTTTCTCCCGGCGGCTGGGCCTGTTGGGCCGTCGCTGCGATCGCCTCGACGACCTGCTGGCGCTCGACCTCGTCGCGGATCAGCCGTGGGTCGACCCCCATGTGTCGCGCCAGCCAGGCTCCATACTCGTCCACCTTGAGGGCGAGGGCGGTCTGCTGCGGCCCGAACCTTCCGTTCATCATCTCGACCCACCGGTCGTGCCGCAGCACCTCTTCCTGTGCCTGGGCCCGCGCCAGCGGCGAGAGCGGCCGGAGGGCGACGAACCTGCCGTCGATCGGCGGCAGCTCGATGCGGCCGGCCTGGCGCAGTACATGGGCCACGCGGTAGACAACGGGAAACAGGAATTCCTTGAGATACCGTCCGAGCGGCGCCGCGACACGCTCCGCCTGGTCCGCCTTTCGCTGCATCACCTCGGTCGCCGACATCGGCGTTCCCTCGGGAGGTCCCAGGTCGTCGTCGAGCAGGGTGGCCTTGATCTGGGCACGCAGGTCCTCGAGGACGAGCTGGGCGACGTCGAACCGTCCAGCCGCTTCCAGAGGGCGCAGGCCACTGGACCCGGGGGCGATGGGAATCACCGTCCCCGGGATGATCTGGACATTGTCCACGTTGATGGTGCCGTCGTCCTCTGCCTGCCAGGCTCCGGACACGGCCAGATCCGCGTTCTCCAGGATCAGCTGCTTGGTCAGGTTGATGGTGCGGATGTCCGGCAGAGCCATGAGGACGGGGCCGTGCCCGTACGCCTCGTCGGGCGCCGCCGACCAGCGGAACCCGATCACCGGTGCCGAACCATGTCCTTCGAAGCGGCTCTCGTCCAGGCGGGCCCTTTGCACGGGTTCCAGCAACAGCCACCGCCAGGCCTCGGCCGTGCGCACGTCCCAGTCGCGCCAGATCGCCTCCACGAGCTCGACCTCACGGTCCGGCTTCTCTAGGGCATGGCGGGCGAGCTCCCCGGTCAGCTGCGCCTGTGGCCAGATCGTGCGGATCTGGCCCGCGCGCGGCCGGTGCCGGAAGAAATACCCGTCGAGCAGGCCGAAGGGTCCGACATCGGGGATCACCCGGGACATGGGAATGGCCCGGAAACGGACTGGCTGCACGGCGTCGCCGACATCGATCCGGAGCGTCCCGACGCTGATCAGACTGTCGAGCATGGCCTCGTGCGCCTGGGTGTAGAAATCGCTGTTGGAGATCGCCCGCCGGATCTCTTCGGTCACGTCCTTCAAACGGCGGTCCACCTCGTCCCGCTCCTCGTCAGCCACGTCGGGACCGGCCCGGAGCTCGAACCAGGGCTCGGTTGGCGGAGCCAGCTCGAACAGCAGCCGTGAGGCGGTGTTCTGCAGCGCGGCGATCGCCGTGCCGTCGAACACCCGCTCCATCGCCGCGCGCGGGTTCTGCTGCCGGCGGATGCGCTCGCGCATCGGCAGCACGTAGTCGTAGGCGTCGTCGATCAGACCGGCGAGCTCGTCTCGCCGCCGCTCGGCCCTCGCCAGGCGGCGGAGCACGGAAACCACCAGAGGATCGTCAGCCACCGAGCGTGTCCTTCCGCTTGAAACCGAGTTCTCCTGCCAGGGAAAACAGGCCCCTGCGCCCTCGCAGCCCCCGCATCCGTGCCAGCTCCTCCTCGCGCCGCTTCCGCTCGAGCTCCTCCCGTTCGCGCTTCGCCCTGGCGGCCGCCTCCCGGCGCTTGCGCTCCAGTTCCGGATCGCGCTTCGGCTTGGAGATCAGTGAACCCATCCTCGGTCTCCTTCCGGCCATGGTGTGCACCCGGCAGCACGTAGGCGGCGGTACAGCCGCCATGGCGTCCAGCTCGTGAGCCAGGGCACGCCCAGCAGGTGTTCCACCAGACCCACGCAGGTCATGCACGGTCTCGGGATCTGCCGCGCCCCGTCGGAATAACGGCAACGCAGCCACCGTCCGTGTTCGAGGCCATCGGCGAGCACCAGATCGACGGTCTCCTGCGGCAAGGGCCGCACGATCATGCCGCCGATCTTGCTGTCGGCGAGCAGCCAGATGTCGCTGGCGGCATCGTAACCGAGCGCGAACACGTGCCGGAAACCGGGCCGGAGAAAGCGGCACCACCAGTGCCGCTCGCCATAGTCGACGAACGCGACCAGCCATTCCGGCAATGGCTGCGGGGGCCAGTGGATCATTCTGCCGTCTCCAGCAGTACGATGCGAAGCCCGAGGGCCTCGGCCCACGCTACCAAGGCGCCGAGGGTCGGCGCGTGGCGTCCGCATTCCCATTTGCTGACCATGCGCTCGGCGCAGCCCAGTCGTTCGTCGAGTTCCTCCTGGCTCAATCCCAACCGCCGCCGTCGGCGCGCGAGCTCGTCGCGCAGCCGCACGGTCTCCGGGTGGACGATCGACAGGCGGGCGGTGGCTGTCACGCCCGCAGTCTCCTGGAGAGCCGGGCGGAACGGTCGGTCTGCTGCGCCCGGGTGATACGGTCCCAGACGCTGTAGGGCCTGGCTGTCAGGCCGGGATCGGCGGCACTCCGCTTGCGGCGCACGAGGTCGGCGCCCTCGCCGCCACCGAGCATCAGGTATTGCAGCGCATCCGCGACATGGCTGTAGCGGTTCTTGTCCGGATGATCGTCGTAGCGCGGCATGGTGCCCTTGACCTTCAGGCGGCGATAGCAGTAACCGCCGGCCATGGCGGCCTTGAGCATCCGGC